AAATAGAGATGAGTAATGATTTTCCTGTAAGGAATTACATTACAGCAACTTATGGTTATGCACCATCATACCTTTATTTAGATGAATCCTTTAACGATGATATATTACCATTTTTATTTAAAAATGCAATTTACTTAAACTCCTCTGTAAATTCCGATACCAAAGCATTCCAAGCGGATTATAAAAACTTTAAAAACGGGTTTTTCTGGTTCAAATATAAGAATTATTATTTAAAGGTTTCAGTTAAAAATGAATCATCTGATGATGATTTTCCCGGTTTTAGTCATAGAATGAGGGATGTTGGTATTGTTACAGAGAGTGATAAGAAAATTACAATTGAAAAAAAGACTTATAATTTACATATAATCTATCCTTCAAATTTAGAAAAGTTTGATATATCTGAATTTGAACAGTTTATAGTTGCTGATGATAATAAAACCAAAGTTCATCTTTTTATTAAAAATCAATATGGTGAATATACATTTGAGCCAATATCAGTTAATCTTCCAAAGGATTTAGATTTAGAATTAAATTACGGTAAAGATTTCCTAGCTATTGATAAGCTTATAAAAGAAAGACTTATGGAAAAAGCTAGTGGTTTATTCATGTTTCATGGTATGCCGGGAACTGGAAAAACGACTTATATTAAGTATCTTGCAGATAAAGTTAATAGGGATTTCATTTATATTCCAACTACAATGATTGAGAATTTTACTTCCGATCCTAATTGTTTGCATACACTAATTGCAAAGCCAAACTCTGTTATTATTCTTGAAGATGCTGAAAAGGCAATTCTCAAGAGACAAGGTGATGGTATGGATTCATCAGCCGTATCTTCACTCTTAAACTTGTCAGATGGTATCCTTAGTGATATATTAAAGACATCAGTCATAGTAACTTACAACTGCCCAAGACAGGATATTGATGATGCACTTAAAAGAAAAGGTAGACTTCAAGCTGAATACGAGTTTAATGCATTATCTGTTGACGATGCAAAGAAACTTGCAAAGAATTTAAAATATCCAAAGAAATTTATTGATGAGAAAATTACAGAACCAATGTCTATCAGTGACATTTACAATTTAGAAAAAGAAGTAGAATTTTATGGAAATAAAAACAAAAAATCAGAACCAAAAAGAGTTATTGGATTCGGCAATGCTTAATTTCGACTCACTCGTAACATTAACTGAAGCATTTTCTCATGTAAAGTTTTTTGATAAAAATCACAAGTATACTATTGGAGATGTACCAGCAAAGACATCTGTTTCTGGTGCATTAAAAAAATACGAAAAAGAATTTGAATCGGATCGTATTGCTAAGAATGTAGCAAGGCGTGATGGTAAAGAAGTTGATCAAGTTTTAACTGAATGGGCTTATAAGAGAGATTACTCTTGTCATAAGGGTTCAGAGTTTCATTTATTTGTAGAAAACTTCTTGGAAAGAAGAAAGGTTGCTTTAGATAAAGAAAAGTTTATTGTTTTCCTTACACAGAATAAAGCAAAGTTTGAACAATCTGATATTGAATTATATTATAATGAGATGGCACATCTTATTAATAATTTCTTAAATTTCTATGATTGGTGGAAGCAAGATCATATTTTGATTAAATCAGAATTTGTTATTGGTGATGATAAATCCAAATTATGTGGAACACTTGATAACCTTTCTTATAATAAGAAAACAAAGAAATTATCAATATTTGATTATAAGACTAATAAAGAAATTAAAATAGATAATCCAAGAGGTGAGACTTTACTTGCACCATTTACACATTTACAAAATTGCGAACTTGTAAAGTATAGCTTGCAGATATGGCTCTACAAGCTGATTATAGAAAGGAATACACCATTTGAAGTTGGTGATGGAAATATTGTTTGGGTATGTGGAAAGGATAATTATATATTATACCCAACACTTAATTTAAAAGACGAAGCAGAAACTATATTAAATAATTTGTAAAAAAAATATAGAAATGGAATAAGTGAAGGGTAAATATAAATAACAACATATGGACCCATTAACAAAAGCATATCTAAAAATCATCACAGAATCTGAAGATCTTCAAAAAGGTCAAAAGGTTGAAGGTGAAACCTCACAAACTGGTAAAGTTTTCGGCAACGCTGAAAGTGAAAAAAACAAAGCACTTCAAAAGAAAACTGGACCTGAATGTGCTGATGATTGTGAAACACCAGAAGAAGCACCTGCACACTTAACACAGAGTGCAGAAACAGATGGTAAGCCAGAAAAGAATTCAGTTTCTTATGAAAATAAGAATCCATTTGATGCTCTTTATAATAAAATTTTAAGTGAAGAGGGTGAAGAAATGTCATTCTCAACAGGTGCAACACCAGAAGATTCTTCTTTCGGTGTAGCTGAACCATTCGGTGGTGAATCTTCAGATGAAGAGTCTGATGAATTTGGCGAAGAGGGTGCAGGTGAAGAAGATGAAGTAACATTCTCTCTTCCTAGAGAATTAGCTGAAAGATTACATGAAGTTTTAAGTTCAGTACTTTCAGAAGGTGAAGAGGGTGAAGAGGGTGAAGAGCATGAAGGTGAAGAATCCGAAGGTGAAGAAGAAGCTGAACATGCTTTTGGTGGCTCTGAAGAGGGTGAAGAAGAAAATCCTTTCAAGGAAGCAACTGACATGCAAGCACTCGCTGGAGCAGAAGGTTTATCATTAACAGATAAATCAAAGAAAGAAGTTAAGGGTGCAGTTCCTGTAACAAAGAAGTCAGCACAAACTCCATCAACAGGTAAGGGTCATGATGGTGTAGCAAAGGCTTTCTCAACAGAAACTGGTACATCAAAGCTCACATCAAAGGCTGGCATCAAGGTTGGTTCAGTTGATAAAATTGAAAAATCACTCTTTGAACAAGATTAATTAAAAATTAATAAAATAAGAAAACCCCGCTACGGCGGGGTTTTTTTGTGTAAGTATACTTGTGAATTTTAAAGAATACGTTAATACAAATCCACTATCATTAAGTGCTGATGAAAAGAAAGCATCTAAAATGGGTCTTAATACTGGTAATGCACATCACCAAAGACTTAGGGCTGGAACTAATTTAACAAAGAAAAATCCTTATCTTGTTGCAAAGAGTCACACGGAAAATCAACATGAACATCCAAAAGTTACTTTATGTTTAAACACTAAAAAGAATGTCCCATTAACCCATAATGATGCAATGGATATAATTCAAAAATATGATGTATGTCCAACTAAAACAGAAACATCAAAAGGTTTAAAACAAACTAAAGTTCATTTAGTTTTGGTGTCACCTAAAGTTTATATATTAATGTATAAAGGGGAATAAAATGGAATCATTAAGGTATTTAAACAAAGGTGTAAACACACAGGAAAGACAAAACTTTTCTAATTGGTGGTATGAACAAATAAGCATTTTTGGTCAAGAGATCCATTATTATACAAATCAATCAACATTAACTGGAATGAATGTTCTTTATGGTGAAGAACCTGATGCTGGTTTTGCGGATTCTAAACCCTTAATAGTATTGTTGAATCTTACAAATGATTCATATCTATTATCAAAATTTGGTATTGTAGCAGATAGTGATATGACAGGTGTTATTCACCCAAGACATTTTACTGATGCATTTGGTGTGTCTGCTGAACCTAAAAATGGTGATTTATTATTCATGTATGAATTTGGTAGTGATCGTATTAATTACCCAAAACGTGGACCGACTGTATACGAATTAACAGAAGTAATTGATGAGTTTCAATTAAATGCTTTAGGTGGTCACTATGTTTGGTTTTGGAAAGCCAAGAGATACGATTACTCATTCGAGAATGGATCACCCGGTTCTGGTGTTGGAAACGTTCCTAATAATGATAATGATATATTAGAACAACTTGCTGATACAAACTTTAATTACGAAGAAGAAAATCCTTGTAGTAACAATAGTGTTTACGGAGAGTATTGATATTCTTTTTTAAGAACAGGATTTAAATCTGAATCATTTTCAATTTCAGAGTAACAAACATCAATATTGTATTCTTGTTTTAATAATTTTCTTAAAATTATATCTTGTGTTGATTCAATATATTCTAAAATCTTTAAAGGTTTTAAATCAAGCTTTTCAAACTTTAAACCCTTTTCCTCTGCTTTATCTCCAAGATAATTTACAGCCTCGTATAAAGCAATCCATCTAGCCCACTTGGATGCTTCATCATGAATGTTTTTCCAATTTTTAGATTTCATTTTTTTCTTCAATTAAAGGAATGTTTGTTCCGCTATTAATACTAACAGTATCTGTAATTCTTGCAACAACAAACTGAATACTAACTAAGTTTTTCTTTTTGCAAGAATCACATTCAAACTCTATTCTTTCGGTTTCATCTGGAAGAAATGTCATTAAGTTTTTTGAATTACAATATGCACATTCTAAAATAGTTGAAAGTGGTTCTAAAGTATCCAACTGTTTTTGTCTTGTTTTCTCTGCAAAATAATTGTTAATAATATTTCAAAAAAATGAAAACACGATAAACTGTAAAATAAAAACTAATATAAATGTTGCAATCCAATTTATACCAAAAAGAAAAGCTGCTAAAGCAATTAAACCCGATGTAGTAAATACAGTTAAAGTAGATTTAATTAAATCCCAAGAAATTTGTTTTTTATCCATACCAATATATTATAATGATATGATATTATTGTCAAGGTAATTTAATTACTACTGTATTACCTGTACTTGGAAGTGAATCTGGAGCAGGGTTTGCTGGTGCTGGAACTGGATTTTGTGATGGTTGTGGTCCAGCTATATTAGATTTACCGATATTAAGACCAGCTAATTTTACTAAATCTAAAGCTTGTTTTAATTTTTTATAAATTTCAATTAACTGTTCTTTTTGATTTTCAGTTAATGCTGGATTTCCATTTGCACACTGTACAACTTTATTTGCAGCAGACATTATTAAAACAAAACCATCAGCTAGATCATCGGTAACTGTCTGCATAGGCCAAGGTAAAATTATTGGCGCATCTGGTGGTGGTTCGGTAAAAGCACCAGCAACACCAGTTTGCTGATAAGGATAATCATATCCACCCTTTGTAGATATTGGAGCAAAATCTTTGCGTGGAGCTTGGCTATATGCTGGATAGCTACCGCCGCCCCTGTCATAGATTTCTTCAAGTATCTGTTTTAAATCCATTAATTGAGATTTCCGATTTTAACTAAATTACCACAACGTGAACAAACCCAACGACATTCTTTTACAATTTGTTTTGTTTTTGGATTTGTTTTTTCACTAATTTTGCCGTGAACGTGAGCACCACAAAAAGTGCATCCGATTGCTCTATTGTCTACGTTTTGATACTGAGGAATGTTATTCATAATATATTACTTACTTACCTTCAGATGGTTTCCAAGCATCTTTATGTTGGTTCTCTTTATGATGTTGTTGTTTATTTGCTTCTTCAGCTTGAACAGCAAGTTGAAGTTCTTTAAACTTGTGAGTAATAAACTTACAAAGTTCGGAACGAACAATATCCTCTTCACCTAATTCCATACAGAATATACCTTGTGCTTTTGCTTCATCATTATTGAATAATTCAAAAACTTTATTGAAACCAGATTTACCAAAAGGTAGATCGCTTTGTTCTGGATCACCACAAAGAAATACTTTTGAGAATTCTCCAATACGACTCATGAGAGTGTGAATTTCTCTGCGTGAAAAGTTTTGTACTTCATCTGCACAAACAAATTTAGCAGAAAAGTGAAGACCTCTTGCAAAGTTGATTGGACATATAGTTAAACGATTATCCTTCTGGAGCTTGTCTAATTGAGCTTTGCAAAGCAACTCTTCAAACTTATCGTGGAATGGTGTAAGATAAACTGCAATCTTTTCATCAAGGGTGCCGGGTAAAAACCCTAGCTTTGAATCAGATGATTCAACTGCTGAACGAACTAAAACCATATCGGAAATTCTTCTCATGTTAAGAAGAGTTAATCCACAATACATCGCAAGAGTTGTCTTACTTGTACCAGCTGGACCTTTAAGTAAAAGAACCTTTGTACCTTTATCCAAAAATCTTACTATGATTTCTTTTTGTTTATTTGTCCAAGGTAAATTTTTAATTGTTAAATCGAAGGAGATTTTATCTCTTTGAAAAACATAAGGCGAATTATCGTCTTGTTTTCCAGCTTCTGGATTTGTTGTTACGTTACGGACTCTTCCAGACTGAGGTCTGTCAGAACCCTTTTTTGGGCGCATTTTTTTGCTCATAAATTGTAATCCAATATGGATTAATTAAACACCTTGTAATGTATTAGTACCTTGTACACCACCTGTATTTGTTTGAGGTGTGGATGTATTAGGTGTAACAGATTTTGAAATAGATGGTGTTGTTTCTGGTTTTTGTTGATTATTACCAACTGGATTTATTCCCATTTTAATTAAATCTTTTTGTGCAGATTCTGGGGAAACACCAGCTTTAGTATAAGCATCTTCAATATGATTGATATCGGGATTAGTTGCTAATACATGTAAAACTTTTTCACCATCATTTCTTGGTTGACCTTCATTTTTGATTTCATCTGCAACAACATTTAAAGTATTTGGATCTAACGAATCAGCTTCTGTAAGATAATTTTCTAAAATGGAATCAAATTTACTCATGATAATATTACTTACAATTGATTACCAATCTTTGCAAGCCTGATATTTTGGGGTGCCGGGTTTTGCTGATGAACACTTGTGTCTGGCACGAAATGATTTTCTTCTTTTTGGATTATTTTTTCCAACCCTTACACCAGCCTGACCCCAATGGATTCTTTTATATCCACCTTTAGGATTTTTAACACACTTCATCCACTTCTTTCCTTTTCTAGTGGAATGTGTTTTTTGTGTTGTTTTTGTACAGTTAGCTTCTGTAAGTAGTGTTGATACTAATAAATCGAACTTATTCATAATAATAATTACACTTCATAAGAGATAATTAAAACAATTTGTAAAAATGGGTAAAATAAAAGATAAATAGTATTATAATTATGTCATCAAGAACTATAGCATCACCGGGCGTACAAATTAACGAAATTGATCTTAGTACAATTTCTAGGCCAATCGGCTCAACAGATATCCTAATAACTGGCTTTGCAGACCAAGGTCCAACTGAGGATTTTGTATCTGTTAGTAGTGTATCTGAATACGAACAGATTTTTGGAACACCAACAAATGGTGCTGAAAGATATCTATATCACACAGCAAAACAAGTTTTATTAAATTCACCAGCAAACCTTACAGTTGCAAGATTACCATATGGTTCTGATTTGGGTGATGGTTATGCTAACAAATATAGTGTTCTTGCATATCCAATATCAGTAAACACAACAAGTACACAATTAACAGGTGTAACATCAATTAATATATCAGAAGCTGGAAGTGGCTATACAGTAGCTCCATTGGTTGATATTATTGGTGGTGGTGCTAATGGTCTTGATCCAGTTGATCAAGCAACAGCACATGCAGTTATCTATGATTCTTCATATACAACAAATCAAGAATTAAGTTCATTTGTTGGAAAGGTTTCAGCAGTTGTTATTGATCATGCTGGTAGTGGTTATATCACAGAACCTTTAATTTTATTAACAGGTGGTACTGATGGATTACAATCACAAGCTCAAGCATACATTGGTGTTTCTGGATTAGCTGGTGGTTCATATGTAGATAGCACAGAATACACATTAGGTGCTCCTACATCATTACTCATTTCTGATGATGAACATCAGCAATTAATATCCAATGCTTTTAACTGGAAATCAACTCCAAATAGTGAAATAACATCATTTGATGATATCGGTAATGCTGGTTTAGTTGTAATTAATGAAGCTAAAACATCAGTAAATAATCTTTATGAAGGTTATTATGTTGCAATTGCTGATAATTCAACATTCAATCCATCAATTGATTATACAAGTATAAGATCTATTTCAGCTGTTACTGGTTATGATGGTAGTGTACAAACCTTTTCAACTATACCTGAATCAAGATTAACCTTTACACTTACACAATCATTCTCATCAAATGGTGGAAACAGTATATCGAAAATTATTGAACATTACCCAACAGGTTATGATTTCGGTACAAAAGCATTTGAAGATAGTTTAGTTGTTTTACTTGTAAAACTTAAAACAACACAATACAATCAAGATACAGTAACACTTAATTATAGTATTGCTGAAGGTTTTTCTGGTTCATTATATGCAAATAGAACACAGAATAATCCTCTCGGTGGAACACCATCATCATTCTTTATTGATACTGTTGTAAACAATTCATCTAGAAATATTAAAGTTATTACAAATCCAAATATATCCCAAACTGGCGATTGGATTAAAAATGATGCAAAATATGGTTCACTACCAGCTAAATCTGTTAAAGTATCACCTTCAGCTAAATCATTGATTGCAACTGGTGTTTATGTATCAGATACAGATAAGAATTTAAAGAATCTTGGAAATGTTCCATTAAAACTTCAAAGACTTCTCTATAAGTTAGAAGATGATGATTCAATAAATGTTGATGTAATCGCAGAAACTGGTTTAGGTACAGTTTGGGCAAGTGCATATACAAGAGCACATAATACAAATTATCTTTCTGATACATTATTTGTTTATGACGAAAACTATTATATAGAATTTGAAGCAGGTTCAACTGCAAATGGTGGTGTTGGTTTATATGTAAATACTGGTGATACACCAGATGGTTATGTATATGAAGGATATAAAGATATCTTAGATCAGTTTGTTTCTTTTGCAGATCAAACAAGAAAGGATCACATCTTTATTGCTGATCCACTTAGACATATTTTTGTACAAGGCGAAAACTTAAAGACATCAGCTAGAAAGAGTTATGTTTTCCCTAATGATGTATTCTGGCCTTTAAAGAACCTTTATGGAAGTGTTCAGAGTAGTTATGTTGCTACATATGGTAACTGGATTAAAACAAATGATGCATTTACAAACAAACAAGTTTGGCTTCCATCATCTGGTTATGCAGCAGCCATCTATGCTTCAACTGCACAAACAGCATTCCCTTGGATTGCACCAGCAGGTTTCAATAGAGGTACATTAACAAATGTAACTGATATTGCTATCAACCCAACACAAAAACAAAGAGATCAACTTTACAAGATTAATGTTAATCCTATTGCATATTTTAATAACGATGGATTCGTAATCTATGGTCAAAAAACATTATTCCGTAAGCCATCCGCTTTCGATAGAGTAAATGTTCGTAGATTATTCTTAACTTTAGAAAAAGAAGCACAAGCACTCTTAAAGTACTTTGTGTTTGAACCAAATTCATTCGCAACAAGAAATCGTTTGAAAGGTGCATTAGTACCAATCTTCGATCAAGCTAAATTAAATGATGGTCTATACGATTATCTTTTGGTTTGCGACGAAACAAATAACACACCTGATGTGATTGATAATAATGAATTGAGAATCTCAATTTATATCAAACCAGTAAGAGCGGCAGAGTTTATCTTAGCTGACTTTATTGCAACAAGAACAGGTGTTAATTTTTCTGAACTAATTGGTTAACCTAAAGGATAAATATTAATATGGCAGGATTATTCGACACCCAAGGCATAGAGAACTTCTACGATGCAGCTATTTCAAATGATTTTGCTCGTCAAAATCTTTTTAGAGTAATATCTCTCGGAGGAGTTCGCTTCACAACACAAGAGTTACTTTATGTAACTTCAACAACGCTCCCCGGAAGAGCAATAACAAACGTTGAGGTTCCATTTATGGGTCTCAAGTTTAACGTTCCCGGTACAGCAAATTATCCAGATAGTGGTGGATGGAATGTAACATTCCGTGTACCAGCAAATTTATCTATTCGTAGAAAATTTGAAGATTGGACAAATACTGTATTCAATGATTCCAATAGTACTGGTGCTTATAATATTCCAAGTAAGGATGCTTCAAATCAAGTTGTTTTATCACTCATTGATAAGAGTGGTAACCCACTTAGAACATATACATTATTTGGTGTTTATCCAAATAAGATTGGTGATTTAACAGTTAATGTTACAAGTGCTGGTGAAGTGTTAGAACAACAAATAACATTTGCTTACCAGTATTGGAGATTATCAAGATAATTTGATTATCAGACATAAGTATTCTTGTGTCAATCTATAGCGATAAAAGTCCATTTTCTTTTTATTTAGATCTATTAGGTTCTTGGCCTACTGGTATTGCTCTTGCTAGTCAATGGTTAATATATTTTGATTTCAGTAATATTACTGGAAACAATGGATTGATGGGATCGATTCAATCTAGTTTAAGAGATAGAGAATCTGGTGCAGAATGGACTTATAATAGTGATGTAACAAATTATCTTTTAGATGGTAAATTACAAACGTCTGTTGATAATATGATGGGTTGTGCATTTGCTAGACAGGTACAATTACCCGGAGAAACAATTGATGCTAGTAATCAAGGGCTTGATTACGGTGGGTTTCAAGCACCAGCTACATCATCAACAAGAGGAAAATACGAACCATTTAGTGTGACTTTACTTGAAACTAATGCATCGTTTTTAGACTTTATTATAAGACCTTGGGTTATATCTGTAGGATATAATGGTCTTATTGCAAGAAAACCAAATTCACCTAAAAATGTAAAATGTAATTTTGCAGACGTTGTAATGTATGCAAAAACTGGTGCATATAACCCAATGCAAGTTAGAAAGGTTTATAGATTTTATAATGTTGCTCCTATAGCATTACCCGGTGAAACATATTCTTATCAAGAAGAAGGTTTAAAATATGGTGATGTAAAATTTATCTATGATAGATATGCGGTAATGGATGGTAATACTGGAAATTTATTAGAACTGCCATAAATTTAATTGTGGATTATTACAATTATAGTTTAGATTTACCTCATACTAAAATAAAATTACATCATAGGGAGTTAAATACAAAGGAACAAATAGCTCTATCAAAAGCTAATTTAACTATTCCAAACGCAAAGGAATCTTTAATAGATTACCATAATTTTATTTTGGATGTATTGAAAAATAATGTTAAAAATTTTGATGATATTCAAAATATAACAATAATTGAGTATGTTTTATTTTTAGTTAAATTAAGAATTTTA